CTAGGCCTAACCAGCTTAGTGAGAGTTGCGCACACCTGCGTATAGGTTTTCTCTCCTTTGTATTGAAGGGGTTTGAAGGTCCGGTCTACCAAGCTTTGGGGATAAATTGTAACTGCGGACAATGGTGATGGCTACTCTTTGGATGGTGGTCAAAATGCTTGCCACAGCAATCATAATGTTGATTGGTGGGGTGGGTGTTGCGACCGCTATGGAACTGCTGGCCGCTGGAAAGGCAGAGGGTGCAATATGGCTTATTGTCTATATTTTGATTGCATCCATGTTGGTTGTGTGTTTGTGGTGGCGAAGACATCAACCCTACATAGTTAAAGCACGAAAAGCATACAGGATCATTACCACAGTTTTTGCTGATGATGATGTGGCCTGTGATTTGGAGAAAGAAGACCCAGACGCTGTATCGGATGCCGGTGTGATTAAGATAAGGCGAAAGAGGAAGATACATTACGCAGCTAGGGTTGCTCTGATTGCAAAGTCACAGGTTGGTCAATTGTCAAGAACCAAGGCAAATGAGCTTGTTTATCAGCGCATATGTAGGGAAGAGATGGTTAAGCATGGCGTGAGGCCAACACACATAGCTCGCATTCTACCTTTAGCAGTGGCGGCGTGTTACATAGCAACCGAGGAGGAACTCGTGGCTGATGCGATCCTTAGTCTCCCAGAGACTAAGGGTAGGGCAGGGGCACTGGAATAGGGGGGCCTACTGGTCACACAGGGGTTCACCACTCCAACTTGGAGAGGTGATCCGAAGGGGATGTGTGTGACCAGAGGACCCCCTATAGCCAAGACCAGGAAACTATACCGATTTTCTGGTTTTGGGGCTAACATTCGGTATGGAGTGCACAACCACTCCTTGGGCAATGTTCGGAGGGGAATTGTGGAGAGGGTCTTCATGGTTGAACGACAAGGTTTCTTAGAGCCAACTCCCAAGCCCACCCCTAAGTGTTTTGAGCAGTTATCCCGGTTCAACAAAGTTCTAGGTACACACCTACCGAAACTCACCCGGTTGACACCCGAGGAGTTCCTTGGGTTTTATAAGGGTCAGAAGTTGGTGAGGTACCAGAAGGCTGTTGAGTCGTTAGAGATCCAGGCTATAGAGCCGAAGGATGCCTGGCTCAAAACATTTGTTAAGGCGGAAAAATTGAATATCTCCGCGAAACCCGACCCAGCTCCTCGTGTTATCCAACCAAGGGAGCCTCGCTATAATGTTGAGCTGGGAAGATATTTGAGGCATGCAGAGGAGCACTTGTTCAAGGCCATCGATAGAGTTTATGGAGGTCGAACTGTATTCAAGAGTATTAATGCTGATGATGCCGGTATAGAGATGAAGAACATTTGGGATTCATTTCGATGTCCGGTAGCCATCGGCATGGATGCCTCCCGGTTTGACCAACATGTCTCTGTCGACGCACTTAAGATGGAGCATAACATGTGGCTTTCCATGTTCCCCGTAAGTGAAAGGCCCCACCTTCGGAAATTGCTTAAATGGCAATTGAAGAATAGAGGCCTAGCACGTTGTCCTGATGGAAGTGTCAGGTATGAGGTGGATGGATGCCGCATGTCAGGCGATATGAACACGTCAAGTGGGAATTGTTATATCATGTGCTGCACTGTTTATGAATGGTGTAAGCGGAAGGGAATCACAAAGTTCAGATTGGCAAATAATGGGGATGACTGTGTGTTGTTTGTGGAGAGCCGTGACTTAGCACGTGCTATGGTTGGCTTAGGCCAGTACTATAGGGACTTAGGGTTCACAATGAAAGTTGAGAAACCTGTTTTCACCTTGGAAGAGGTTGAGTTTTGCCAAACTCACCCTGTACTGGTTGGCGACAACTATCGCATGGTACGGAATTTGCACACAGGAATAGCTAAGGACCTCCACTGTTTGCTCAATCTGGATAATGTTGAAGACTTGGAAGCGTGGGTAGACGCTGTGGGCGCTGGTGGTAGAATGCTTAATGATGGTGTTCCAGTTTTATCATCATTTTTTAAGCAGTTCCCCAGTAGTGACCACCTCAGTTCAGTTAGGGAAAAAGTTGCTGAGTACCATCGGTATAGGTTTTACCGAAAAGGGAAATTCACTGATTCACTACCTACACCTGAGTCCCGGTTTTCCTTCTGGTTGGCATTTGGTGTAACACCCGACGAGCAGATGGCCCTAGAGGAGGGATTCTCCCCCCTTAATATTTCACGAGTTATGGAGAGTGGGGAGGAGTTTTCCCTCCTTCACTTCTCTAGGGCTTGAACCTTTGCAATGGATACACAAGTACTGAATTCTGGACGGTCTAGAGTAATCGATAAGAGAAAGCGTAGCTCTGAGGAGGGGGTGACACAGGCGCAGAACCTCTCTATACATAAAGAGGCTGATGTTAAGAAAGCACAAGGACCTGCCGTTTCCAACACCTATGTGGCTGAAAATATGGAGGTGGTGAATCATTACCATTTCTGAGATGTCTTGTAGGTGCTACGAGGGGGACAGTTCCCTATACGCATTCACGATAGTGGTCCTATTAGTTGCGATAATAGGGTTTCTATCATACACCCCCGCTGAAAGACCTTACCATTCTTTTATCGAAAATAATCAGAAAACTCAGTACATAACAATTGGTGGTGAAAGTAAGACCAACACCTCAATCAATGGCTAAGATAATGAAAGTAAAGAAGGCGCGGACGCAGCGTAAGTCTGGCACTATGGCTCAACCAATCACAGCTCCTGTGGCTGGCGGATCTATAATCACCAGGACACCGACTGGTCCGCGTCTATATTCGAATCCTAGTGGTAAGTCGTCTGGGCATTTTGTCCAAAACTGTGAACGGTTTGTAGGAGTCAGTACGGCTGCTCTCGGTGCATTTTTCACACAACGTGTGTATTTGCACCCCGGGCAGCCCAACTGGTTGGGGGGTATCAGCGGTTCGTTCTCCAAATACCGCTGGCATTTCCTAAAGCTCACCTACATACCTATATGCCCTGCAACAACCCCTGGGTTGTTTGTGATGGGTCTTGGGTATGATATGGCTGATCTCGTGCCTACAACCACTGAGATTGCGCAGTCCGCTGCGCTATCCGTTACCACCCCTGTTTGGGGGGGGTTCAATGGGTCCAATGATCTCAATAAGTACACAGTGAGTAAGACACCTGGGGCTGTTAGCATTGTAGTGGATGTTAATAGACTTGGGGGGGCTTCTGGTCTATCATACTATCGTACCATCAATCGCACTAACTTCACTGCCTTGTCAAATTGGGACAAGAACTTCTACAGTGGAGCGTATGTTGATTGTACCGTGGAGGGAGGTGTCACCGGCGTATCTGGCGTTGGTCACCTATTCATGGAGTACATAGTTGAACTGATCGAGCCCATTGCCTCAGCGGCGAACAACTAGGTTTAGCAATAAGGGAGTGACGTCCCTATATAGGATCTCTTTTACAGGTAGCAGCAGTGAAAAGTTTCTCAGACAATCCAAGCAACCTTAGGCTAGTGTAGCGTTTGTGTGTAAGAAGGGTGAGGTGTCAAGCGATCGTCAAGGGAGTGGTTCCCCTTGTCCCATTGTCCTTATTTGGATGGGTCGCAAACCCCTTCTTTAGCACTTACTTATCCATACGTAAGTCCTGAGATGAGTCTTGTTGTCAGAGTGTCCTTGATCTGTATTAACCCTGTAAGTCTCCACACGGCTCACTACATGCGATGTAGTGGGGGGTCCGGAGTGGGTTTCCCCTTAGACTCATAGTAGGCG